AATTTTCATACTTTTTTTGTTTATTATAAAGTAAGTAGAAAAAAAGAAACTATTATACACAATTAAGGAAAATAATCTCGCCTTTTAATCCGTGTGGTCTTGTCGGCCATGACTTTTGCTTCTCGGCATCAGTCCGTTCGATTGGTGTAAGTCCATTGGACAAAAGTTGAATGAATTCAGGAAATTCTGCATTCTTCAGTGACTCTAAAACTTCTTCCATTCCGGCTCTCTTAAGCCATTTGATTGCTTTCCATTTCGGGTCGATCTCGTACTTGAGTGTGATCTTCTCGAATATGTCTTTGCATAGAAGGTAGAACGATTCGCTGCATCCTAGTGAAGCGTGGGCTAGGCCCACCGCTGATGCGGCAAGACGTCCGAAGTCTTGTGGTCTTTCAGGGAAAAAGAGATGTGACAGTAGGTCCTCGTCAGTGCGATAAGGTTTACCATACTTCTGGTTGTAGCCAAGGGCAAACAACTTGTTTGGGTGATCTCCAATACCTGATTTGTCGTCGCTAAGTTTAGCGTTGAAATAGAGTTCGGCCTCAGCCTTCATCATCTCAAGGAACTTGCGATTGTACATGAAATACATTGGTTCAGCGAACGAAATAATTGCGTCGTCGCCTTGGAATCTAGCCTTGAAATGCTGACTCTCGATATCGACACCGAGCTTGCTCAGTACCGTGTACGTCATGATCATATTGCAGAATGAATCCATCAACTGCGTCTGTTGGAATCCGGATCCGAATCCGTTGAATCTCCAGGACCAAACTTCTCCGTTAGGTAGTTCGATTGGGGTCCTTTTGATGGCGTCGGTCATCCAAGTCCATAGCTGGCTGATTTTAGTAGGATCGACTGAACCGTCGGGGTATCTCGTCGTTGGTTCGTAGGCAGTGAAGTCGAAGTAAGATTTCCATATGTCATGGACATCATCGATCAACTCGTGAAGTAGTCTCCTGTCGAAACCGCTCCAGTCCATTGAAATGAACGTGTTCTGCGTGTCGCCTGCTAATTCTAGCAATAGTTTTTTCCATCCTCCGCGGGCGATCTCTCGTCCCCAGAATAACTTACCAGCATCTGTGTTCTGGTAGGTTGCCTGCAGTGGCCAAATAAACATGAGCTCTGTGTGTAAGAGTAATTTCGGTGCTCCGAAAACTGCTCTGACTTTGTCCGGCTTCGTCTCTGGTACAACATGGGTTCGTAAGTGCATCTTCAATCTCTCGTAAGGAATAGGTTTACTATCCTTCCAAAAGGGGTGCATTCCATGTTTAATCTGATGGACCAGCTTTCTGTTAAGTTCGAAGATCTCGTTATACAGATTGTGATAAGACACATCTGAATCAGTGATCAATTCGAGTTGCTGCTTCCATTTTAGATAAGGTGGTACCTCGGTGAAACGGTCAAATTTGCGTAGAGTCCGTTGTATTGGTAGTCTGACTCGTGGTTTTCCAGTCTCGTCGTCAATATCTCGACCTTGTGGTTTGAACTTAAACTTAGGATTAGTCCATGGCAATTCAGCTGACACGTTTAGTGTGGCAGGG